CAATCATCTTGAAGTAGCCACGCTGTTGCTCAGCAGTCATTGTGAGCTGGTTCCAGATGTGCATCCAGTCACCATATTGACGATCAATTCTTTGACCACCGATCTCAACCTCAACCTGAGCAATGATCTGCTCACCGGGGAAGTCCAACCAACGAGCATAAACACCAGATCCAGAGTTCTGGGTAAAGGAAGCAATGCCCATAAGCTGGTTAATCTCAGGGAGAGTCACCTGTAAGTAGGTTCTGTATGCGAGGTCACCATTTCTAGAGATGGTGCATTGGACTCTGCGTCCAAAATCGGCCTGGCCGTTGAAAGTTTGCTCAATCGATTCGATGGCAAAGTTAGTGTACCTTCTGTAAGTGACCTTCCAGAAGGTGATTTGAGGATTACCTGTAAGGTAAACATCTTGCGATGATCCCTAATATTTCTAATAGGGGCAGAGTACACCTTAGGAAATTTCTGGTTTGACTAAAACCATCATCAATTCCCGATTGCCGTCTACTCGTTGAACCTTTATCTTATATCTGTCGTTGTATTTAAATAATTTAATGCTAATTCTAATTTTTTATCCATTGAAATGTTTTTTGATAAAAAAGATTTACCTTTTAAAGTTGGATGATTACTAATTCTGTATCCCTCTTTTCCAGATGCATCTCTATAATGTCTTACATATTTTGGTAATTCTGAATCTTCAACGCATTTTCTAATACGTTTTTCATAAATTTTACCTAAATTTTTTCCAATCATACTTAACCGTTTTAATTCACAGGTTTCTTTTGATTGCTTACATACATCTCCACCATCAGTTAAATTGTAGCCATTTGGTTTTGTTGTATTTAAATTTGATATGTAATATTTTTCATAATAGTTTAATTCATTTTCTAGACATTCTTTTATAATTTCAATGTTAAAATTTTCCGGACCATATTTTCTAATAGATGCATTTAATAATCTACAGCAATTCTTATAATTAGAATCTCTAATATGTTCTTTCCATCTACCAATATAACCGTGTTTTCGGCCATTAGAAAAATATTTTAAACATTGCCCTACATATTTTTTTCCAGAAGGGCTAGTTATACAATAAATTTCACCATATTTATCCATTTTATTTATATTGATATATATATATATTATTATAGCATTTGTTTCTATATTGTTTTGATATAAGATACTTGGCTGCGGATCACCCAATCTTTAACATTTTTACTATGCCATCGGTCATTATCCTATGGTATTATTTATGTCACCACAAATAAGAAGTAGTTAAAGCTCTAAGGGAGTTCCCGCAATTTGACAATCTTGCAAATCATTTATAAATTTCATAAATAATTCACTAGCAAGTTATATAATTAAACACTTTTCCTCTAAAGTGAATAATTCGTATATTTACACTGTTTTCCTGTTATGGTGATATACGACCCATAACAGCAGCTCACTGTTGGCGCCCAAGCTGTTAAGCGCCGTAAGCTACGAGTTGCATAAGTCCGCCTCCCATTTTATAATATTGCTAAAGAAAAAAATTTTGAATAAATTAAATTAATTACTAAATTAAATTAATTAAATACATAAATGATCACAAAATATCCTACATATTATTTTAATAAATTATTAATGTTTGAGTTATCCTTCATAAATATGGACAAATATGACGATTCAAATATTTCTTTTTTCCCTTCGTGATTTTTTGAAAAAATATAGGAATTATTTCGTTTTTTAATTGACCAACCATTGTCTAAAGCATTGTACAAGAAGACCATTTTTTGAAATTTAATTTGATCTATTTCTATTTGTTTATTATCATCAGAATTTGCTATATTTATCTGAATATCCATTAAAATAACAAATGAAACAATAAATAATCTTTAAACCCACCTTTGAAAAGGTGGGGCCAAACTACCTAAATTTTTAATTATTTGTGTTTCTAATTTGAATTATTTGTGTTTCTAATTTGAATTGTTTGGCTCAACCTTTTCAAAGGTTGAATTATTTGTGTTTCTAATTTGAATTGTTTGGCTCAACCTTTTCAAAGGTTGAATTATTTGTGTTTCTAATTTGAATTATTTGGCTCAACCTTTTCAAAGGTTGAATTATATATTTCTTGTAAATTAGCAATTAAATAAATTTATTTATTATAATATAAGTATTACAATTATGCCAACTTTTAAGCCCAAACCTGTCAAAAAAATAAAGATATCTAAAAGACATTCAACGACTTTAGATGGAAAGCATAAAGAGTTTATGACCGATTTCTCAAAAGATGAATATGACACAATTCCTAAATTAAAAGAGGAAAAGAATCAATTAAAACAAGAATTAATTATTTTTGAAAAGAATTGTCCAATTGAAAAAATAATGGAGACCAAAGATCGTATTAGAGAAATTAATGAACTAATTAAAGAATTAAAGGGGAAGAAAAATAATTACTTTTTGGATAATTCTAAATATATATTTGAGTATTTTGAAAACAAAAAAAACATTGATAATGTGGATACTACTAATAATAATACTAATACTAATACTAATACTAACACTAATACTAATACTAACACTAATACTAATACTACTAACTCTAGTAAAAGTCAGGCATTATTCAACTTTTTTAAAATTCAACGTATAGAACCAGAACAAGATGGCAGTGAAAAAAAAAACAAAAATATTGTTCAAAAATATTTATGTAATATTGATGAATCGTTTCTTGATATGAACGCTTTTGTTAGAATTACTGATATTTGCCAGAGTTGTTATAGGGGGGAATTGATTCCTCTTGATGACGAGGGGGTTTTAATTTGTAATGAATGTGCTGTTAGTATTCCTTATTTAATTGAGAATGAAAAACCGTCTTACAAGGAGCCGCCAAAAGAAGTGTGTTTCTACGCTTATAAAAAAATCAACCATTTTAAAGAAATCTTGGCGCAATTTCAGGGTAAAGAAACGACGCAAATCCCTGATGATGTTATTGAACAGATCCAACAACAGATTAAAAAAGAACGTATTCATTTGGAACAACTAACACATTACAAGACCAAGGAAATTTTAAAGAAACTTGGCTTTAATAAATATTATGAACATATCGCATTTATTAAAAATAAATTGGGCATTAAACCGCCGATTTTCAGTCCTGAATTAGAGGAAACTCTATGTAATCTTTTTATGGAGATACAGTCGCCTTATGCTAAGACTTGTCCGGATTATCGGGTTAATTTTTTGAACTATTACTATGTTCTGTATAAGTTCTGTGAACTTTTGGGCGAAGATCAGTTCTTAGAAGATATACCAATGTTGAAAGATAGAGAGAAATTGATTGAACAGGATGAAACGTGGAAGAAAATGTGTGTAGAATTGAATTGGGAGTTTATTGCGACTGTGTAAATGCTGTGTAAAATGTATATTCAATAAATATAAAGAGTATTTGTCTAAGTTATATATAAATGTCTGACACAAATAATACAAATAAGAAACCTACTAAAGATCAAAATCTCCAAGAAATTATGAAAAAGATTGAAACTGATGTTAATCCAAAGACGATGTCGGAAGGAGTAGCATTATTAAATAATCCCGATGCGTTAATTGGCAGATTACAGGCAGGCGCCGACGCATTTAAAGAACAAACTGGTCGCAATATGACTTACTCAGAGATGCGTCAGATGTTTGGATAATTATATACAATTTTTACCCAAGTATACAAAATGCTGTCTGTTTTTACCATTTTGCTAATATATCCAACTATGTTGTCTGTATTAGCTTTATTGACAAAATATATTGCTGAGCCGTCTTGATAATATGACGCAATTTGTTTTAATAATATGTTTTTATTTAATTTATATGTGTAATTGTTTTTACGTAATCTAACACTTATATTTTTAACATTTAGATCAGCGCGAATATGACCAGGACAAAAAGACAAAATATGATCTGTTAGTTCTGATGGGAGTGACAACATTATATGTTATTTATTATTAGTTCTAATATATTTTATAACTAATAATTACGATGTTAGTTTGGATCTTAGAGTCCACCAGGGAAGCCAACCAAGTTGGCACCAATGCCAAATCCAGCACCCGTTCGCGCCGACACACCCATACTAGGAATGTATGTGTCCAAAATGGCAAATGTAGCAGCAGCGGTTAATGCCAACAGGATAATCTCCTCCATATTCAAAGACTTCTTGGGAATAGCAAAAGCAGCAATCGCAACCATTAAACCCTCAATCAAATACTTAACAATTCTCTTAACAAGCTCAGCAACATTAAACATAGCCATTCTATATAAATAAAAAAGAGAAAATAAATAAATATTAATTATAATAATTAAAACTTAAAACGAATAACTAAATAAATATACAATGAGTGGAAAATCTAAATCAAACGTTGCCAAAAAACTGGCTTTTGAACGAAAGTCAAGAAATGATGGGTCCGCAAATCCTAAATATGTGGATCTTTTAGAACTTGATAAGCCCATTGCTGGACAGCAATTTGGCTGCTTTTCGTTTATTACTCCTGAGAAGATTTTGAAGCAAAAAGATATGTTTTTCTTTGAATCATTCCTAAAGAAGTGGGAATTTACGAAGTCAATGGAGAAGTTTAATCAATTTCTCAATTTTGTATCGTTTAAATACAAGTTGAATTTTGAGGACGTGATGAAAGACTATGAGGGTTTTGTCAAGGAGGAAACAGCGAACATTATTGGCTCGTCAATTGAAGATGATTATAAGACATTTATGGATAAGAATGAGGAGGAAATGGAGAAGCAGTTTAATATTAAACACAATTTCCAGACTTCTGTTAAAGGCTTCAAGTCTAGAGGCAATTTTCCCACACAAGAGGAGGCCGAGATGCGCGCTAAATTGTTGAGAGAAACTGATCCTAGTTTTGACGTCTTTGTTGGTCCTGTTGGTCAATGGCTCTGCTGGGATCCTGAGGCATACAAGACTGGTCGTGTTGAGTATATGGAGGAGGAGCTTAACCATCTGGCTCAAGAGAAGCAGAAGAATGAGGCTGTTGCCAAGACCGCATTTGAGCAGCGTGTGAAGGAGACCAAGCAAAAAGCAATTGATGAAAACAAGAAGAATGCTGAGAAGCACGGCAGTACCATTACTCAGGATATTGATAATGAGGGTAATCTTGTTGGTGCTGAGGATGCTAAGTTTGCTAAGGGTGATACCATTTCTGCTGCTGATATTCGCAGTGAATTATTTGATGGCGACAATATTATCACGGGTCAATCTGATTATGGCAGATCTGAATTAATTAGTGGTCCTTTTGCTTTAAATAAAATGAAAGAGACTGAGGACAGTATGGAACGTCTTGATTAACAATAATATTTGATGCGTTTATTTAGGCGCATAATTACAATATAAAAATAGGATTAATTTTTATATTATATTATTTTAAATGAGTAACTATTATTCAGTTATAGATACAAATACAAATAAAGCTACAAATACAAATACAAATACAAATAAAAATACAAATACAAATACAAATACAAATACAGTAGCAAGTAAAAAGGCTAAACCAGAAATATATGAAGATTTTTTAATTTTTGGAAATTTTTTTGGTCTAGTTCCTGACGCATATGTAAAATACTTTAATTTATTTGGACTACAGCTAACGTGTACACTTATTTTTACTTGTATTTATTATTTATTGCTACTTGATTTTGACAGAAATTTTTTTATACAACAAGGATTCCCTAAAAAACAATTTTTAAATAATAAATTAGGGATTGCTTTAATTATGGCAATTAATTTTCAGACAACCACAGCATATGTAGATCTTAAATGTAAGAATTTTTTATCACGATCCATTATTACTTTACAAATAGTGTCAGCGTTTGCGATTACGTTTTTATTCTTTTTGTAACCTTTGTATTTTTACAATGATTCTATTTATAATAATAAATAATAAACTAGTCATATTCAACCCAAGATCGTTTAAAAAATACATCACTTAGGGCAAAATAACTAAAAAATAACGCACCACCTTTTGGAGAAATTGTTACTAAAATAAAAAGTAACAACAAACATAAATTATGAAATATTGACGATGACCTACCAGAACCGATACCAATGTCAAGGTATAATGGTACATATTTAACTACCAATAATACTATTGATAAAAATATAATTACAAAATTATATGACAAATTACTAACTCCTGAACAAAAACTTATAATAAAATTGATAATAAAAATGGTCAAAATTAATTTAATGATATTAAATATATTGTTTCCTCCTTCTATATATGTACACATATTACTACCCGCATTTTTTTTTTCATTTAATTTTTTGTCACTTGTATATGCTATAGATAAAACTGTCCTTTCGGAGTCATCATCATTATTTGGAGGTACTTGATGAACTGTAGTTCCTCCATTAAAAATAGCAGCATCACCTTCTTCAAAATGTACAGAATGAACTTCACCTTTTTCATCTTTATATTGTAAAGGGCTTATTTCTCCCTTTTTTTTAAAACAAATTATTACATTGTATATTTCACTAACATTTTGAGGATCAACATGCCATAAATGTTGTGAATCTTTTCCATGATAAACATAAATAGTAGCTTTGTTAGTTCCTAAATAATATAATTTTTTCCCTATTTCTTCTTCATATCGTTTTCTAATCTTTTCAGAAATATCAGTTAGTATTGTTTTTTCATCTTCGCTATGATTATCTCCATACTGGTAGGATGTTGTATTTTTTCTTGAAAACCAAGGAACATCTTTTGCCTGTGGTACATTTATACTTTGTAATTTTTTAATATCTTCATCATCTATCATTTGTTTAACTGATTTACAAAATGGTTTTACCTTTTTATAGTATGTCAATTCATCTCTACGTCTATACATATTTATAATTCTTCTAACAAAATTTTGATCATACAATTCCATATTACCTGAATAATCTACAATAAATAATAATACAAAATATACTATAGGTATTAAATATTCCTTTCCTTTATAGAATGTATCCTTTGTTTCTATAAATTGTTTAATTAACGAAGCGTAATAATTCATTATAATAATATAAACATATATTTATTATTTTATAAATATAACGAAATGGTTCCAAATCAATTTGATAATATTTGGCTTTTTAAAAATATTATCAATTCTACTTACCATTTTGACTTTTTAACCGCAATTTTGGGTCCTTGACCACGTTTCTTCACGTTATTTGGGTCATATTGCTCGTCTTCGTCATCATCATTGATGGATTTGGATAGCTCCCAGAATTCCTTGGATCCCAATCTGAAGTCATTGTGTGCGTCTGCTTTGTACCAAAACACTTGGTCCTGTAATTTGTTGGATTTGGAGTTGTTATTTATCACTAAGCACTCATAATTTTCAGTACACTGGTCCATCACTTGGCAAAATGACTCCAATGTAGGGAACATACCGGCATAATTCTCGTAAATTCGCTTTCTATTGGCAATATAAGGCTCTCTTAAAATAAAAACGTAATCAATGTTAGTTCTTAGCGTTGGTGGAATGCCCAACGGATATTGCATTGTGATGATTAACATCACCTTCCAATGTCTTCCGTTCATAAATAGGAGCCGCATCATCTTATCTCTGGCCCACGTGTTGTCGTATAGGCAATCATCCAAAATCACAAAGGTTCGGGGATCAATGTTACTGCGTTTGAATTGCTCCATTTCCTTCTTAATCTGTTTCAAAACCTGACGTTGGCGCTTCAAAATATTTTCAACAATAGCAGTATTATACTCATTATGGATGAATAATTTAGGCACTAATGCGCCGTAGAAACCGTTACCTTCTTCTGTCCCTGATATAACAGTGCCAATTGGAATACTTTGCTGATAATAGAGAAGATCCCTTACCAAAAATGATTTACCGGTATCACGACGACCAATTAGAACAACAACAGGGCCCTTAGATTCATTAGGCTTAAAACTAATACTCTTCATATCAAAACGCTTTAGTTCTAAATTCATTATAATTAAGAAAGAATATTATTATTTTTATTGAACTTAATTATAATGACAAAACAAATACATATTATTGGTCCATTTAATACTGGTACAAATTTATTATATAATATTATATCTAATTGTGATGTTATTGATTTAGTTGACAATGACTCTATTATTATTTATAATAATGATAATGATAATGATAACAAACCTATTCATAAACATACATTAATAATAAATGACATAAATAATTATTTATTAGATAAGAACAATTTACTTATTGTAATGTATAAAAACGTGTATAATTGGTTATATAGCATTCCAAAAGCTTCATATGATATTAAATTTAAAAATATGTATTCGGAAATTGAATTATACTCAAAAAAATTTACTAACATGATTGAATTATACAATTTTTATTATATTAATTACATATCCATATTAAACAATTTTAACAATGTTATTTTTATGGATTATGAAAAGGTGATTGATACTGATACATCATTTGATTATATTAATTCCAAATTACAAAAAATAAATTTACAGATTACATCTAAAGATAAAACGATGATTGAATTATCAAAACCTTCTAAAAATCACGGGGATCCTGTAAATTCTGCTACAGATGCTAAAAATAATTATAAACAGAATAATGAAATGGTTAAACAATTTGTTGAAAAAATACCAGTTTTAAATAAAAGTGTAAGATCTAGTATAATTAATTATTTTGAAAAAATATAACTGAAATAATCAAACTGTTCTATCTTTAGGAAAAATGAGTTAAATATTACTAATATTTATATTTTAATTAGCTAATGACAACAATGTTTAGTGTTAATTATCAAAAGAGGAAGAACATAAATCTCTTTACCAAGTTTCAAACTAACAAAAGGATTAACCTGTCAAATGTACAGAACTATATTCCAATTTATGATCGTTTCTTCTCTTTAAATAATACGAATTTTAATTCAATTAATCTGAATCATTTATGGTCTATTTCAGACATTAAAGAAAAAGATGGCGAGAAATCTGAGAATATATTCAATTGTAAATTGAAGAATATTTCGGACATTGAGGATTTTACAATGACTCAAAAGGTGTTTTTTAAAATGGCGCCTTTGTTAGATCCATTTAAATATATTGTTGGTAAATACAATCACACAGATGAACAATTGTTTAACTTACCTTCCTTTGATAAGAGTATAAAAATTCATCCTAAAATTGAAGATACTAACAATTCATCTTATATTGATGGCTTTTTCTGTTTTCTTACAAGCCAGATGTTGAACAATCACAGTTTTATTCACGGTGTTGACTATTATGGATCATTTTTGGCTATTAAAAACAATTACAAATTGAATATTATTGATGATTTGGATTATTTGGTTACTTCGGAATTTTTCAATAAAAAACAGAATGTATTGTTTAGTGTAGAGGATTATAGTCATTTAATAACAGATGATGATGATGATGGTATAAAGGCATTAAAACCCTTGAATATTTTAAATGGATCACAAAAATCGGTATTATCAGCTAAATCCATTGATGAGACAATTTTTGAAAATATTTTTGAAGCAAGCGATTCTTCTTCAAGTCATATTACTCTTGCTGATGTAAAACATATGAATGTTGAGTTAGTTGATATTATGAACTCAAGTGAATTTAATATTATGGATCAAAAGAAATCTGAAACACTTAAATCTGGTTCTACTTGCTCTTCAAGAACATCTCATACAAATGAGAATGATAATGAGAATTCAAATGAAAATGAATCAACTAGTGTATGTGACGACGACGAAATCATTCGTTCTGCTTCTGGATCTAAATGTAATTCTGAATCAGATCTATCAGGTGATTATTCTGATATTGATGAAGAAAGTTTGATTTTAACTATTCCACAGTTTCCTGTCCAAGTTATTTGTATGGAGAATTGTGAAAGCACATTTGATGAGTTAATTATGAATAATGAGTTGTCTCACGATGAATGGTTTGCGACATTAATGCAAATTATTATGATTCTAATTACATACCAAAAATCCTTTTCTTTTACCCACAATGATCTACATACAAATAATGTAATGTATGTTCCAACTAACAAAAAATTCATTTACTATTGTTACAAAAAAAAGTATTATAAGGTTCCCACCTTTGGAAAAATATTTAAGATAATTGACTTTGGCCGCGCTATTTATAAATTTGGCGGCAAAGTATTCTGTAGTGACAGTTTTCAATTAGGCGGCGATGCGGCAACACAATATAATACCGAACCCTACTTAAATGACAAGAAGCCGCGTTTAGAACCCAATTTCAGTTTTGATTTGTCCCGTCTTGCCTGCTCCATATTTGATTATATAATAGATGATGTTGATGATGTAAAAAACTTGAGTGAATGTGAGCCTATTGTAAAGCTGATTGTTGAATGGTGTACTGATGACAATGGTGTCAATGTGCTATATAAAAATAATGGTGTAGAGCGTTATCCTGATTTTAAACTGTATAAAATGATCGCCAGATGTGTTCATAATCATACACCCAATGCTCAACTTGAGCGACCTGAATTTAGCAAATTTGTTTGCCAAAAAAACAACTTGCCAAAAGGCGAAAGCATTATAAATATTGACGATTTGCCGTCTTATATTTCTTAAAACGGTGTTTATTATTGTAAATTATCGTGTAAATTATTTTATTTGTAAAATAATATAATTTGTTAGTATTAAAATATTATTTAAAATATTATTTAAAATATTATTTAAAATATTATTTAATATAAGATGAGTTATGGCTTCATACTAACAAGACACGTGAATTCTGCGAAAACAAATGAATATTGGAATCACTGTATAAAACTCATAAGAACAAATTACCCTCTTAGAAAAATTATCATTATTGATGATAATAGCAATTATAACTATATGAAAGCACATTTTGAATATAAGAATGTTGAAATTATTCAATCAAAGTTTCCTGGTAGAGGTGAATTACTGCCATTTTACTATTTTATAAGGAACAAATGGTTTGATAATGCTGTTATTATTCACGACAGTGTTTTCTTTCATACTCGCATCCCATTTGAAACATTTAGGTTGCCTGTTTTGTCTTTATGGCATTCAGTTTACGACAAGGAAAATTTACCAAATATTATGCGAATTGTATCACAATTAAGAAATAACATACAACTAAAACAAGAACTTGCTGGAAGTGACACAAATATACTAGGTTTAACAGAGAAAACCTTATTTAATTTGAGTTTTGGAAACATATGTTACATAAATCACAATTTTTTGCTTCACATTGAACGCAAATATAACTTAAGCAACTTAGTTAATGCCATACATTGTCGCACGGATCGCTGCTCATTGGAGAGAATAATGGGTCTACTATTTGACACTGAATATCCAAATACAAAAGCAATAAAATCACTATTTGGTAATATTCATACAGCACATTACAAACCATTTAATTATACATATGATGAATATATAAGGGATTTTAAAACCAAAAAACTGGCTGGGGGCGTTGTAAAGATTTGGACGGGGCGATAATTACCATTTTACACCTTTTCTCAATTAAAACGCCCCTTTTAGGGGCGTAAATGAGTGAAGGTAACTGTTGCCACATTGCGCATTTGAAATGCGAAATGGCGTAAAATTGGTGAGTAAAAATAATTATTATTAAATATTTAATCATAATAATAATCATTTATTATGTTTCAAAATATATTCTCTAAAATGACAACTATTACTAATTTAGAATTTTTTCAAAGCATTTTATCATTTTTAAATGCTGTATTTTGTGTATATTTTATGTACAAATATAATGAAACCAATGATCTGAAATATTTTAAATATACAATGTGTTATGTAATTCTTCCGTTTTTAATTATTGATTTAGCTTTGAATGTTTACTTAATTATGAATAAAACTGAAAAGAAATCTTGTATGGAGGCCATTTTTCATCATATAATCACACTTTTATTAATATTATGGGCTAATTTATATGGGGCACATCATTTACCTGATGTTGTATGTAATCTTGTTATGTTTGAAAGTAGTTCCATTTTTTTAAACATTCGTTTCTGGATCAGAGAATATTTGAAAGTAATTGAGGGTAAAACAGTACCTAATTTTGTTACAATATTACAAAATGTTAACGAGTTATTGTTTTTTATATTTTTTATTTATTTCCGCTGTTATGTATTTTTAAAGGATATTATATTTAACAAGAGTGTTTATGAGACATTAATTGGTAGTGGAATATTTGTTAATAAAATATTTATTGGTGTTATTTTTGTTTTCCTTTTACTAAATTTTTACTGGTCTTTTATAATTTGTAAATCTGGTTATAAGAAAATAAACAATATGGTTAATGACAAATATAAAAATGATTATGAAGATCATGAAATTATACTTATTGAAAAAATCAAGGCTGAAATTATTAACAGCCGATTAAATGATAAATGTTAAATTACAACGGCAAAAGTAAAGAATGAATTATGAAAGGATAAATTAATTTAACTATGTTAGTCAAGTTAATTTATATTAGGTTAAAAAGGCGGATTATCAGTGAATGCGATCGGCGCCAAAGACCCCGCAACAGTTTCAGCAATTGCCGGTGTGACTTGCTCATAAACAAAGTTGCCAGCAACTATACTAACATATACAACTAATGTGTCTCTTACAAGTAATTTTAGCGGTTTACTTTCCTTATCTACAAAGCGCATTTCTAGGAATTTAACAATAAAAAATATAACAGATATTATTGCTGCTACTACAAATATATTTTCCATTTTTACAATATATTTTTAGTTTCTTATTACAATATTAACGCAATTGTTTATAAGTTTGTTAGTTTATAAGTTTACGATAATACTTCAATATCATCTAATAGTAGATCCGGCTCCAAATGAATGTCTGGCTGGCCTATAACGTGAATATCTAAATTACCTAATTCAATGTCTTGATCTGATATTTGTAATTTATCATTATCATCTTCTTCTTCCATTTTTCGTTGAATATTCCTTAATGTACTAATTTCTTCTAGACGCTCAAATGTCTTTGGCGCACTAACCATTTGTTCCTTATTATTATCATCTAACATTGAATCCATATCATTGAATTTGAGAGACGGAGAAGACTCGCTAGATTCCAATTTATGAACCGTCCCGTCTGCTTCCTTTTCTATTTTTTCCACCTTTGTCTCCTTAATTTCGGAAATAAACTCGGTTTCACCTTGCGCATTTAAAGGCACGCTTTGTTCTACGATTTGCTCTTTAATTTCTTGAATAACATCCTCCTCCACTGTCTCGTCCATATACGCCCTCAAAATGCTCTCAATTGGGATGCTTTCTCTGACTGCGTTTAAAACACACTCTTGAACAATTAGCTCTAGCTCGCGATTATGTTTTTGTACCTGTAGTGGCATTGTATTGAGCTCAAATAAATACACGTTCTTGTAAATCTTTCTAGCAACATTGACATAAGCCTTGTGAATAAAATCGTCTAATTTGGGGATATTAATATCAATCTTCTTCTGCTTTTGTCCTACACGCATTGCTGTTAACAACTTCAGTTGAATAATATGTACACACGTAACTAAATCTTCTAAATAATTACAGCAACTTTTTTCAATAATTCGTTTCCTTTCATTTTCAATAATGTTGGCATTCCACTTTGGAATACGAGCAATTAGGTTTTGAAATGTCATTAAATACTTGTCCATTTCACCATTTGTTTTACAAAGAGTTAACGACTCATCAAAAATAGATCTAAACCCTTCAATAATTAAAGGTGTCAGAATTGTTAATAAACGAGCTCCCCATTCATTCTTTGATTCGTGTAATGAACTAACATTGAAATCATCCATTGTTATTTATGTAATTATTGAACCTTATTTTTTCCCTTTTCAAACTTATTATAAAATGCCGGCCAAAATATGCTCTAAAATGGATAAAAAAAGTCGTGACCATATATGTTCTCATAATTTAGTGTATTTTTATGCCATATTTCTCAGTCACATTTTTTTTCCCAAAAGTAAAAAGGGAAATGAAATTTGGACATTTCTAAGAATGTCCAAAAATGAAAACCCGAAAAAAGTCTTGAAAATGCCCTTTTTTTCACTTTTTCACCATAATGGTCTCAACTTTATTTTGAGGTTTGAAAAAACTGTGATGCTAAATTTTCGTATTTTCCCCATCATTTTTTTCTGTTCCTAATATATGAAACAAAGTGAAACATATTTAGGAGAAAAAGAGGAGAAAAAAGAGAAGACTTATTATTGTGAAATATGTGACTATGTATGCTGTATAAAGTTTTCATATGATAGACATATCCAGACGACAAAACATAAACTGAAACAATCCGAAACAAATGAAACACAAAAAGAGAAAAAAGGAGAAAAAAATGTTTGTGATTGCGGACAATTATTTAAAAGTAGAACAACACTATGGAGACATAAGCAAAAATGTGATTATTACAATGAAGAGCAAAATCAGGAAAATCAAGAACCCGAGAAAGTCAAACAATTTGAAACAAATGAACCGACTACCAAGGAAATTATTGATCTAATGCGCATCCAAATGCTTGAAAATCAAGAATTGCGTAAAATTATGCTTTCTCAACAACATCAAATCATTGAATTGGCTTCCAAAACATCTATTACAAATACAAATACAAATTGTAACAATAATAGTAACAATACTAACACATTTAACTTAAATATGTTTCTTAATGAGAAATGTAAAGATGCGATTAATATTAGCGAATTTGTAGACAATGTCAAAATACAATTATCCGATCTGGAAAATTTTGGACATATGGGTTATGTTGAAGGTGTTTCTCAAATTCTTATAAATAATTTGAAAGATTTGGACACATATTCACGACCCATTCACTGTAGCGATTTGAAACGCGAAGTACTCTATATAAAGGATAATAATGAATGGACTAAAGAAACCGATGATAAACCAGTTTTAAAAAGTGCTATTAAAAGAATCGCGAATAAAAATATTAAACAGATTCAAACTTGGAAAGATGAGAATCCTGGTTGTTGCGACTCGGATTCCAAAAAGAATGATCAGTATATGAAAATAGTAATGAACTCAATGTCCGGAGGCACAAGTGAAGAACAAATTAACAATATTTCCCAAATTGTTAAAAATGTTGTAAAGGTTGTTGCTATTGAAAAATGTGGTAACAAGTGATAACAAGTGATAACAAGTGATTATTAAATATTAAGTTAACCATTTTATTAACTTAACATTTCTTACATAAATGATATATTTTCCAAGACCATTTTGTTGTCCAAATAGGTAAAGTTCAATATAAATAATAGCAATAATTTCTCATTCCGAAATTCCTTGCGCACTTTATTAAAAGCAATCAGTAGTTCATATTGCTTCTCTGTAGAGACGGTTATTTGACCATCTTCTATTAACTTGATTAAATCCAAGCCATTATACGCCTTTTCATACAATTTGGTTACAAATGTTAGTATAGATATTTCTGTCATCTTATTATTCATAGTCTTTTCTAATTCTGTTTTAAGCCAGTCTAGTCGCTGCTTCTTGATTGTCTCCATTTTAAATGTCTGATCTAAATTGTATTTATAAAGATTGATCAGTTTCCCATTGTACTCGGGTTCAGGAATATATATCTCGCAAAATCGCGACAAAATTGGTTTCAACATTTTGTATTTGTCTTCCACAATAATGAAAAAACGTGTATTATGGCTGAACAATTCAATACATCGTCGTAAAGCTGATTGCGCATCCATTGTTAGTTTATCACCATTTAATAATATAATACTTTTGAAGGTATCTCCACCATTGGAATTAATATGCGTCTTCGCAAAGAACTTGAGCTCCTCACGAATAAATTTAATGCCCTTACCGTGAGCACAATTAACGTACATTACAAAATCCTTGATCTTTTCTCTATTGTTGTTGTAGATAATATTAATGAATTCATTCACCAATTTGCTCTTACCACTACCAGAGGGGCCGTTGAAAATAATATTAGGGATTTTTTTGTTCTTGTGAAAATAATCCAGTTTATCCTTTATGTTTTGGTGAATTGGTAGCATTTATCTTGTTAGTTATGTATTAATACATAAGTGTTTTTATATATAAATAAAGCGTATTAATTTATTATTACGATTTATTTGGTACTTCTATTACATTTGGTACTTCGTTATAGCTTTTCCGCTTTTACTTTGTTATAGCTTTAAGTCGCTTTTACTTTGTTATAGCTTTAAGCAACGCTTGACAAACTATGTGTATAAGGATTTTCCATAAATGCTGACAACAATGATGAATCAATGCGGTTATTATCTTGGTAAGCATTCACATATTGTGGTGTATTTGTTGACCCATAGGTTTGTAAAGATGGACCCGATGCTGTTGTCGCACTCGGCGCCCACAAACGGTTGTTATCACGATCTGAATCCAATTTAGACATTGACATATTAATTGAAGAATTGAAATTCTTAGCATTTCCTTGGTTAATTCTTCCAACAACCAATTTCTCCTTTGTATCATTATTGGTCTGACGATAAACCGCATCATATTGTCTAGATCCGTGTTTGGAAGCAGCACCACCAGCTGGATTCAATTGATAACAATCCGTTGTAGTATCACGCTGATTCGCAATTGATTGCTGCTCGTGAACTTGATAAGCACCGTTAATTTGGTTACCAATATTTCCATTGGGTTGATACAATGTGGTTTCCTTAACTGTGGTCCCAGGAGCATCGCCTTGAGTCTGAACATAGGTGCCAGCAACCTCTCCACCCGCATTTCCATAAATGCGCATATTACATCCATATTCCTCCTTCTTAGAAGGTCTAAATGCGTCCATAAATGGAGCAATCACTGCGCCAATTGCGCCCGAAAATCCGGAGCCAAATGTTTGCGGCTGAGTATTCACACTACGGTTGTTAGTATAGTTGGTATGACTTTTCAAGAATTCTTCACCGTCAGTATGAGGACCGTGACCTGCTGCATTGGAATGTGATACATCGTATCCTTCAAATTGATTGCGTTTGGTATCTTCATACATTTTTGGTACTTGTCCAGCTGTCTTTAAATTGGAGTTGGGTGTTCCAGTCACGGCTTTGGTTGTCTCGTTACGATTTGACGTGTGGAATATTTCATCGGCAACCATACGTGTCGCTTTCTCGGCACCAGTAGTTGTTAACCAACGATCTTGTGAATTAACAAAGAAACCGTCAGGTCTGTATTTCTCAACCTTACCTTGAATACCAATGTTTTTAATCAGTGTTGAAGCTGGACCCTGTAAATTGTCTAAAGAATATTCCAACTTGGGATTTGTCTTGACACGCATCTCGTCTACGTTGCGATCCAGCCAGGCATTTCGGTCTTCCATTCCAGAGTTAAATCCGCCACTACCCTCGGCACTAAATCCTTTTCCTAAACCGGGTCCAACGTGTACTGACTCAAAAGGTTTGACCATATTATTTTTCAGACCAGGGGCGACACGCGACTGCATAAAGTCGCTCATATTAGGAGCACCATAAGCCCACTGGATATTATCTTGCGGTTTAAAAAGAGGCGCTTGCTCAATTTTCTTAATAACCTGGGAACCAGTGCCGGCATAATTGTCTAAAATGGTCTCGGCGTTGTTATTGTTGTAAATTTGCCCTTTTGGTTTGCCACCGTTAAAAGGCACCATATTATTATGTCTAAATTGTTCAGAATCCATATAATTTCCTGTTAATGAGTAAACCTGCTGAATATTGTTGTCCACTTTGCCACCGGCTCGTTGTCGCTGTTCGTAAGCATTCTGGTTGAAATACTTGTCTGTCGCAGTATTCGCATTTTGGTACTCCTGAACCGTGTCAACTAGTTCCTTATTATTCATAATAGGATAGTTTGTAGGTGGCACATTGGTATTCGGCAAGTAGTTGGTTTTGGCGCCCATATTGTTAAAGTTCTCTTGCTTCTTACCACTATTCGTATTTTGACTATTACTACTGGAATTATTTTTATTAGTTTTAGAATTGGAATTTGTTTTTGATTGATTTGTTATAACATACATTCCTCCTAATGCGATTAAAGGTATAGCTAATTCCATTATATATTATATATACCTTTTTATAAAAAATGTATTTTTAAAGTATTTTAAAGATTTAATTATTTAAAATATTTTATAATTTAATTATTTAAAATATTTTATAATTTTCAGTATGGTTTATTATTGGTTTCTACTGCTATTACGATGATTATTATCCGTATTTGCATTAACATCTGATTTTTCACTCTTTTTTAAATTAAATTTAGCACCTTGATTATTCGCAAATCCCTCTTTTATATTATTTGTACTAGTCGCCGGTTGTAATTTTATATAATCCTGACTATTTCTAGGCTCAGGACAATCCACATTTCTGTTGAAATAATCCTTCTCTAAAATCCTTGTACTAACATTATTTCTAAAGTTCATTTCAGTATGCGCCTGAGGATTAATTGGTAGAATGTAGCTATGATCTTGAGGTAGGTCGCGAGCAGTCCACGCTGGCATAATTACTCTTGATTGCTCAGTTGTTAGACTGTCGCAAACAGGATACACAATTGGATCAGAACCCTTTACATATTTATCATTTGGTTTAAGACAGTCCCTGTTCAAAGGCCTATCTATTCCTAAAAGAGAACTCTGAATATCAATACTCTTTGTCCACAAATTGCCGCCCCATTTTTGCGGGATAATTTGAGGATCCAACATAAAACACGGTTTGACGCCGTTACCGGGCACATCTAGTATCCAGCGACCTTGGTCTGTTTGTTGTTGTAATTGTTTTGCTACTCTTGCGGGGTCGTCGTGAAATCTTGTAAATGCCATTATTATATATATTATACTTTTTTTATTTTATTATAAAAAAGTATAATAAATGATGACAATAGAAAGGTATTTACACCTTTGAAGATATAAATATTAAACAACCAACCACCCAATTATCGCACCAGCGTCGTAAAATGTATAACTATAAACTCCATTTGTTCTAATATCTATCGTACTAATATTTACATTAAGAGGTGGATATTGCTTTAAATCAGAAACATTTGTAATTCCAGTAAAATTAAATCCGTATGTGGATGATGCCTTATTTACAGAAAATGTAATTACACCACCAGTTAAAGTTCCAGCAGCAGGAAGAGTGATATTATAATCAACAGCAATTCCATTGTGATAATATAATTTACCATAAGCAGATATTCCGCTCAGAACAACTGATGAATTAACAAGGACAAGCGAGCTAAACATATTTGGAGTAACTTGTGGAATAACTGTTCCATTTACCTTCAATTGATTACAAAGAATATTTAAATCAACATAATCATTTGGAGCATTTTGGTCCTGACATCTTATTTGACTTTCACTTGGAGTAGTTGTAATTTCTGTAATAATATTATTTGTTCCATTTGAAAAATTAGTAGTGTATAATTGATAATAAGATAATCCACTTGATGTAACTGTTCCACCATTATTATAATTCACGACCATTCCAATATTATTTATTTGACTATCTGGATAACCTCCTCCTATAACCGGTGTAAAAGTAAGATGTGTATTGGATAATTGACTTTGAGCGTCAACACCATTATTTCCAATAGTAATACTTTGCGCTTCTATTTTGTTTGTAATTGTATTTTGATATTGTCCAATCGTAATTGTACCAGAACTAACCTGAGCTATATCAGTTTTTATGTCTACCGAATTATTGTGAGGGGCTTGTGTATATGTAGTATTAATTGTAGATTTTGTAATTGTTGTGTTAGCATTAGGATTGCTTATTGTAATATTTGAATGAAGCAATTCATTTGTAGAATTAATTCCATCTGATAGTATTATTTGAGCGGTGTTATTATTTGGTTTTAATGATATATAAGCAGGATCAGGGTCTACATTCATATAAATATTATCTGACCTTAATGCGTTACCATTTGTTGAATCCATCCATATTCCGTGTAATCCAGATGGGATTGGATTACTTAAACTAGAAAGTGGTTCCAATGCTAAATAAGTAGGGTCAATGCCACCTTCAACAAATAACGCGCCAAATATCATTACATCTCCTGTGTAGCCAATGCCTGTATATCCTGGTCCTGTTGCGCCAGTGTAAGCAGTGTTTAGCCATTGACTTATACCTTCAGGACCTGTATTACCAGTGGACCCCGTCATACCTTCGGCACCAGTGGGTCCCGTTACACCAGTAGGTCCGCCCGCTGGTCCTGTCATACCTTCGGCACCAGTATATCCTGTAGGCCCAATAACCCCCGGTGGCCCTTGTTTGCCGTCAGCACCGCCAATTTTACTATTACAACAACGTCTGGCGTCTAAATAATTTGAATAACTTGACATTATATATTACTATATTAGTAAATAATTTTATATTCATTTTAAATTAAAATTACTATAAAATTATTTTGTTTATTTAATGAGTAACTCCAGGTGATCTATATGTTTCTAACCATTTATTTAATGATATGTTATAAATAAGAGTTGTCAATTTATATTGTGTTGGTATAACAATTTGCGAATAAGTTGTTCCATTTTCTGTATCTAAAAATCCTGCGGTAGATGTATTAATTGTTAGCGGTGTTACAATTGTAGTAGTTATAAAATAAGATAAATTTATCATTGGTAAATCTGAAATTGGTGAAGCATTTGAAAAGGTTCCACCAAAGTAAATATTTGGACTAATATATAAGTTTGAGTATACTGAACTATTCATTCCAATATGTGTTCCAGAATTGTTTTTAATTTGGACTACTTGATTTGAAGAGTTCACTTTTGCGTCTCTATATAATGGTGTTGTATTTGAACCTGACGCTGTAAAATCACCACAAATATATGCATTACTACCAGAATAATGAATATCTCTGACAATACCATTAACTCCAATATCTGCTGAAAGAGCATCTGTCATTTGAGACCAACTAAAACTACTTGTATTTAAAATACCAATTCTATTTAATGTTGTAGCGCCTCCAGTTGTAAAATTGCCACCAACATACAGCTCCACACCGTTATTATCTAAGGCGTAAACAATATTATTTACACCTATTGTTGATCCGCTTACTACCGACATCCACACGCGATTTATAGTATCCCAATATGTTAAATAATTTAGATTTGTATTTCCGGCATCTAAATCTGTAAAATCACCACCAACATACACATTTGTACCAACTTTCCTTATACTTCTTACTTGATTATTCAATTCAGGAATTGGGGAAGATGTGTCAATCCAAACACTATTTAAGGTCATTATAGCAACATTATGTGTATTTATTTCCGAAGCTGATGAACTAGTATATGCTCTTTCAAATTTACCTCCAACTAACAACTTGTTGGACCCCAGACTATATACTGAATTAACATTAGCAGCTCCGGTTTGCCACTTTACTCCTGTTGTACCTGTGTTATATAAGTAGTTTCCTGAAGTAGTTGGAGAAGACTGAAATGGTAATGTATTGAAATAACTAGTTGTTATAAATAACCCGTCTTCTTCAAATAAAACAAGACCATTGACATTTGAAACTGTTCCATAAACGGAATAAAAATCTAGAATACCTGCTTGAGTAAAATCTCCACCTATAAATAATTTATTACTTGGTGATGGAATTGTTCCCGGATAATATAATGTTCTTACAGATCCATTTAAACTATTATTTCCAAGTTTAGACCAAGTTCCGGGCGCACCAAAAACAAAAGCAGCAACATAGTTTGCGGAAGTTCCACTTACTTGTGTAAAAGCACCACCAACATAAACTATTGTTTGGGTATTAGGAAAAATATTTGTGCCACCTATAGCTAAAGCATAAACTGTGTCATTTGTTCCTTCGCTAAACACACCTGCTAAACTTGTAAAATCAGTATTGTTCCATGCAGCAATATTGGTAGCAGTTTGACTTCCAACTTGAGTAAATGTGCCTCCAAACACTATCGGATATGATAACGACGAGCCCCACGTAATAGTATAAACTGGTCCATTTGTGCCTTGACTGCCTAAACTATCTGTAAGAGGATTCCAATTATTACCATTCCATTTTGCTATATAATTTATACCTTGACTACCAGCGTTTGTAAAATTACCACCAACATAAAGATCTGAGTTGTCGCTTATTAGAGCATAAACGGAGTTGTCTGTTCCTATTCCTCCTGTAGTTGAATCAGTTAATGCGACCCAATTACTTCCATTCCATCTAGCAACATAATTTACTGTTATTCCACCAGCAGTCGTAAAATCACCACCAACATATAAACCAGAATCACCAGCAGTACTTCCTGCGTACAATGCTCTAACTATTCCATTAACACCGTTTAATTTTGTATTAAAGTCTACAAAAGGATACCATATATTTGCTGCTGAATCATACATTGCTATATTATTGGCGTAAATCCCTCCAGCATTTGTAAAATCACCACCTACATAAATATTACCTAGATATTCAATTACTGCGTAAATTATTCCAGAAGGACTTGTCACATTTTTTACACCATATGGGGGCACAATTTCTTTCATAGGATTCCAACTGTAATTATTAATATTATAATAGGCTACATAATTACTATATACCCAACTAGCCGCTTCGAAAGCATATGAAAATGAACCACCGTTGACTACAATCGTATTTGCATGATCGTATTTTACAGAAAACACTGTCCCAACTAGACCATTACCCGTGCCTAATGATGGTAAATTTGGCGTTGGATACCAATTTGAACCATCCCAATAAGCAGTACGATTGGCAGAATTACCTCCCGCAATTACAAAATACCCTCCCGCATATAAACCAGGTTGTGAACCAGCTGAACTATAGTTTAATGAATAAACCGCATTGTCTACGATGGATAAATTGGTATTCCAAAGTCCAAATAATTCATTTGTTCCTGATCCTGTTAATTCATAAGTTACAATGTAGGGGGAACTTATTATTTGACCTGTGCTATCATAAACATTTGTAAAAGACCCTCCGATATATAGATGACTACTTGACGTATTATATGCTATTCCATATACTGTACCATCAGTTCCTGGTATACTGGGGGGGTAGGGTGCTGCTCCATTATAATATAATGAGTACCAGATTCCTGAACCACTTGGCGACCAAGCCGCTACATAATTTGCTACTTGATTATTAAAATCTACAGTTATGAAATCACCTCCTATAAATACTGCTGACCCACTAGTATATGGACTTGAAGAAACCCAAGTACAACATCTGACTGTACCATCTGTTCCAGGTTGGGAACTTGCTCCTAACATTGCGTTCCAACTTGGTGAACCTTGGTTCCAATATGTAATATAATTTACAGTAATATTATTTCCAATATCCGCATCTGTGAAAGAACCACCAATATAAATATAATTTGAACCATCTCCAGTTATACAATATACAGGAGCGTTTACACCTTGAGATACACCAGATGTACCATATAATGGAGTCCAAACACCATTACCAGATGGACTCCAATAGGCTACATATGATGCGGTAATTAGATTTGATTGTACACTAGTAAAATCACCACCTACATATAATCTTTGATACCCAGCATCCCAATATAATGCTCTAACAACCGCACTAGTTCCTTGACCGCTAGTAATATTTGTATAACCTGGAGTAGTGTCGCCATATTCGCCAAAAAGTGGTTCCCACGTTTTGTTTGTAATATGATATCGCGCAACATAGGAGGCATCTCTTTCGCCTGCTTTAGTAAAATCCCCTCCTACATAAATATATGTTCCGTCTGTTTCAACTGCGTAAACTGTACTATTTACTCCGTATGGTGTAATATCTGTGTCTTGTACTGGAGAAAAAATATTTACTGGACCAAAACTATAATCTGTAATATATTTCATATCATTTGAATTTGAATCCTGTGTAAACTGACCACCAATGTATACTTTTCCAGTGTTTTCAAGATAGATATTATTTACAATATTATTTAATCCTGGTAAAGGAGAATTTCCCATACCTTTCCAATTACCACTAATATAATCTCCAATATTATTCAATAGGGTTCCTGTTTGGGAATATGTAAAAGAACCGCCGGCATATAATTCATCAGGGGCTGTATATTGATTATATTCTAGTGCTTGAATATAGCTTGAGCCAGCATTAGCTATTCCGCCATTTAATGTATCTGTAACAGTACCACTCGTATTAGTTTTAGCAACTAAATTAACAGCAGATCCATTTATACTAGTAAATGTTCCACCTATATATAGACCAGAATTTGTATTATCTGTTTCTACAGTATACACAGTATTATTGGCTCCATTTGCTCCAAGTTGATAATATTCTGGTGACACAGGTGTTAAATCATCTATAATAATTAATTGATCATTATTGTTGCCAGCTGCTACTGTATATGGTGTTGATGTAGCATAAATAACTTCCACACAACAAGGTCCAGTAGCACCTGTTGCGCCAGTTGGACCCGTAAAACCTGTTGGACCCGTAGGACCCGTAAAACCTGTTGGACCTTGAGAACCTGTAGGACCTTGAGAACCTGTTGCGCCTTGAGAACCTGTTGGACCTGTTTCACCTTGAGAACCTGTTGGACCTTGAGAACCTGTAGCACCAAAACCTGTTGGACCCGTAAAACCTGTTGGACCTTCAGCGCCTGTTTCACCTTGAGAACCTGTATGACCTGTAGGACCTTCAGCGCCTGTTGGACCTTGAGAACCTGTAGCACCAAAGCCAGTTGCGCCTTCAGCGCCCGTTGGACCTTGAGAACCTGTAAAACCCGTATCACCAGTTGGTCCACCTAGAGGCCCTGTCGGTCCTGTTGCTCCACTTCCACCCGAAGTTCCTTTACACCCAGTTGGACCACGAGCCCCAGTATATCCGGTAGAACCAGTGACACCTGCCGGACCAATTGGACCACCATTTCCTTGATCGCCCTTGGGTCCTTGAGGTCCGACAAGTTTATTTTCACAACAACGTCTAGCGCCTAAATAATTTATGTAACTTGACATTATATATTACTATATTAGTAAATATTTTTATAACATTTTTATTTCAAATATTATAAAAATATTATTTTTTAAGGCAATTAAGGCAATAAAGTTAATGTAATGGAATAATAACCAGTAACATTTGGAGTTACAATATTAGCACCTTGATATAATTCTATTGTATATGTGTCGTGTAATAAAGAGACTATATCATTTCCAGTACCACAAGTAATACTAGAACCAGAATTCAAATAGAAATTTTGCGTAATATTAAATACCCAGGGATCTTCGTAAGAAAGAAGATGTTTGAATCGTAAATAAAAATTACTATTAGTAATTCCGGTATTTTCTTGAATAGACCAAGCAATAGCCCAGTTTCTATTAGAAACAGGTAATGTAATAGCACTACTGGCAATTAAACTAGCACTTGTTTGGATGTTTGTATCAAAAGTCCCAAAAACATTTAAGTTTGTCCCATTACCAGCGGCTCCTGTCGCGCCTTGTAGACCACCAGAAGGTCCAGTCGCACCAGTAGCGCCCGTAGGTCCCACGCAACAAGCGCCTTGAGGACCAATTGGACCTAGAGGACCTGTTGGACCTCGTAATCCAACTGGTCCTGTAGGTCCAGTTATACCAGCTTCGCCTTGATCACCTTGAACTCCTTTTGTCTTAATATCACAACAATTGGTTTTAATATAATATTGGGAATATGCGTTAGAATAACCTGACATCTATTATATTATTTATAAACATTTTTAAAATAATATAAACTTATATTCAATCTAATAATATCTTATACTCTTATAGTATTTGTGTGAATGTAATACTGAATGTTAGGCCGCTAAATGTCACTGGTGTTCCCGACGTTGTTTTTTGGATTATTTGAACAACATAAGCAACCTCTTGAGTACTAGTTAAATCTAAATAGTCATTGCCTGAGCCATACATTTTGCTGCCATTATTTCCTGAATACAAATAATATGGATGAGCTTCTCTAAAAGTTTCTGGTTCAAAATATGTGCCGGGATAATAATAATTCTCTAGTCGGACATAGAATTGATTATCCGAGTCGTTCCAGTTTTCCACAATGTTCCAGCTTATCGCCCATTTTTGCTCACCAAGAGGCAATGTAATATTTGCGCTGCCCGCTGTAACTGTTGTATCCGATACATTTGTGAAAGTAGAATTGTATGTTGTAGTAGAACTGGTTGTTGTAAAATATGTGTTATAATTGACAATATATGAGCCAGGTGTTCCGGTAGGTCCGGTAATACCATCTGTTGGTCCTTTTGGTCCAATCTGTCCTTTTGGGCCTCTATAACAAAGCCCTGTCGGACCTGTAATACCAGTTGGTCCAGTAGTTCCTTCGATTCCAATATGCCCTATTTCACCACCGGAACCTTGTTCGCCTTTTAGTCCCTTCAATGGATTCGGAATATCACAACAACGATTTCTGCCTAGATTAGTTAACATTATAATACTATATTAATATAAATAATTTATTTGCTTACTATTTTTAATATCAAATATTTATAATGAAAAATAGTAAATATTATTAATTACATATTTTGTTACGATAAATGGTAACAAATTACGTAGATGGCAATGCAGCGAGGCATAAACGAATGCTGCCCAAACTCGCTACATCGTACTTCACAACCAGAGGCAAATCGTTCTCCAAGTAGATTTCAATTTGTGAGCACAAGTTGGTACACTTGATGAAGTAGCCGAGGTTCTTTAGAGAAAACTCGCCCTGAATGATCTTAGACGAGTCTTGCTTCAAAATGAAGCCCATTGCGCCGTCAGATTCGGCACGGTGAATTTCAGCAGACGCGAATTGCCCCTGGCACTTGAATATCAGCTCATTGCCAACTGACTTGATTTCCAACTTGTCGGAAATACAGGACAAATCACGAATAATTTTCTGGAAGTCAGCAGAAGGCAAGTTAATGATAGACGAGAATTTCACATCGGGATACTGAAGCTCTTCTTGGTCGGGCTCAATCAGCTTCAACTTCTGCGTCTTACATTGCTTAATATCTCCGTTCTCAAATTTCAAGGCCAAGTGCGATACAATGCCGTCATAATAGTCGGCATTTTCAATATAAATGGTTAAGGTATCATCATTGTCAATGGAGTTAATCAGCTTAAAAAGGTGGAACATATTGACACCAATAATGATCTTCTCCTTCTTACACTCATAAGATTCAAAATTCTGCGCGGCTAAATACAAATGCGCTAAAATAGTGTGCGACTTGTCCATATTAATAATACGAATTCCGTCGGGTTGGAAGGAAATATTGGTCTCTAAAAGAATGTCTTTCAATGCGGTCATTAATGTTCTAAAGGGTGCGATCTGGACTGTTTTAATTGTCAAAACATTTCCATCATTTGTTTTATTAGGTTGTGCCATTTTCTATAATATAGGTAATTTTGAACGCAAATCTTTAAATAGTTATATTTAAAATTTATTAAATTATTGCTTAGAATAAACTACTAAAGTATTATAGTCTTATTCAAAAAATAAAGATATATTATTACTATTTAAAAACAAGACCCTATAGTAATAGTAATAACAACAAAATGGACTCACAATTAACACAAGTATCAGAAGAGAAGCCGCCCGAGAATATTATTTCAGATCTATATGAAAAATACAAGGACAACCAATATATGTTAAATCGTTTACAAACATATATTACAAATTTGCCCAATTTGCTAGATGCTGAGAATAGGAAATATGACGAGCGCGTTTTAAGAATAAATGAACTAACAATGGAACAGGATAACTTCTACAAGGTGTTTCTTATGAAGCACCAGTATTTCTATATGCCTTACAATACTATTTACTATGAATATGATGGTAAGACATACAAGATTATCAAAGAAGACGACATACACCACCATTTGCTTTCAACCATCACTGATGAAGGCAAGTTGATGGCATGGAAGCACAAGACGAAACAGAATATTATTAAGCAAATCAAGGACCGCACGTTATTCAAGTCTGTTCCTGAGACATATACAATTCAAAATGTATTGGGATTTTTACATACCATTTTTGATACCAAATCAGAGGCCAAGTACTTCTTGACAATTATTGGTGATTGTATTTTGAAGAAGAATGGTGGAGACAATCCGTTACAGTATTTTATTAATGCGAATACCAAGAAATTAGTATTGCTGATTGATTCAATCGCATATATTACAACTGGCAATTCTATTATGAGCAATTTCATCTCCAAATATCACGACAGTCATAATTTATCGTGTTATCGCCTTATTAAGACGAGTGTTAATGAGTCTGGATTATCAACTGATTTGATCAAGGATATGTTGAATAAAATTGGAATTGATTTGCTTTGCGTAGCGGCACATTATTCGGATAGATATAACAATTCTGATAATTTTTTAGCAAATGAATCGGATGAAACTAACAAACATTATTCGCTGTTCTTTGTGAATAATAACATTGATAAGATTGCTACAGATTTTATTAAACAGTGCCTAGATGTTTCTACGAATACAAGTACAGTAAATTCGTTGTCTTGGAAGAATATGCATTATATTTGGAAGCAATATTTGTCATCAGTAAATATTCCCAATATGCTTTACACAAATGGTCTCAAAGAGTTGCTAAAGGGTAAATTAATTCATAATACTAACAATAATACAAATACAGAAGCGACTAGCAATGACTTAATATTCCTAAATGTAACCAGTAAATATTTACCATCTGTTAGCAGCTTTTTGACATTTTGGGAAAAACATATTACAATTTTGGATACGAATGTTAGTTTTGATGATGAGTATGAAATTGAAGAGATTCTAACATTGTACAAATCATCTGAGTTCAAAAATGTGGCCATTTCAGATAAGGATATTATCAAGATGATCAACCATTATTATTCGCCGCAAGTGGAGGTTATTGAGAATAAATATATTACAAATATTCGCTGTAATTTGTGGATTAAACACGAGAATATCAGGACACACTTGGACACGTTTAAGGCGACGCAGAAAATTGGTACAACTAGCGTTATAAATCATAGTAACAAGGAGTTAATATCATTTGATGAGCTCTATAAGAGTTATAAGTCTTATTATATTGCTAAACAAGTTGTAGACAAGCAAGTGTCGCCAATTGTCAGTAAACAATTCTTTGAGAAATTTTTGATCCATGAACTAGACCAATATATTCAATTTGATAAATTTGTTAGTTCGCAGTGGCTAAATGATGAGTAATTTAAGAAGATGCTGCTAAAGCAGCATTTAAAACAGAGCCTTGGCTGTAAGCTGTGTGACCAGTTCCACCATTCATTCTACTGCGTCCCTTTCTGCGTCTTCCACCAGAAGCGGCACCTAAGGCAGCAGTTAAAACACTTCCTTCCGGTTGCTTGTACATACCAACACCGCCATACATACCCCTTCTTCTACTTTTTTTGCCGCCAGCCATACCAGCTGTCAACTGGACGTCAATAGAATCACCACCCATACCAGCCCCCTTACCATTGTAAGGAGCGCCGATGGAGTCAGAACCATAGATAGCACCACCCATCAAAGCGCGATTTTGGGGATTATTTGCGGGTCCAATTTGCTCCCAAGCTTGGTTAGAAAGAAGTGCCATTCCCGAACCTCCTTTGTGTCCCTTGCGACCCCTCTTTCTAGATCCAACCTTGACAAAACCAAAGTGTCCCTTCTTTGTCTTGAATCCTGCCTTAACAAGGCGATTATCTCTCTTGGCCGAAGCGTGCTTCTTACGAGACACAATGCGACCCGACTTATTCATCATTAACTGAGCCTTGGTAAGTCCACCAGACGTATGCTTAGCAGTTCCGTGCCAAACTTGGGCACGAGATCCAACAGTCATTTTAGTTCCACTCATTATAATTTATAAGAAGAAAAAATAATATTTCTAAATGGTAAATATTATTTTGGAAACGCAACAAATGAAATAAAATAATAAAATAATAAAATAATAAAATGATAAATTAATAAAATAAAAAATAACAACCTAATTAAAATTTGTTTCTAAGTGGCCGTGGACTGCCACCAGGTTGCCCTTCAAAACCGCCCAAATAAGTAACATTTGCCGGCACACCAAAGTTTCCAAATGTTGTTTTTCCTCCTAAAGTTCCAGTAATTACTTGAGTAATGCGTTTTGATTGTGTTTGAACAGGGTCGTTATATCCGGTTTTAATACGTTGCCAATTTTCTTGAAGACATTGACAACTCTCATATAACACACACGCTGAATTAAAATTAAAATTTAATGGCGAATCTATTTCTATTTGTATTTCTGATGCTGATTGTGATTGTTTTTGGGCGTCATTTTGACGACATAATTGAAAATTATTAATGAGTGTTTTTAAATTACCTCGTCTACCTGGTATAAATTGAACTCTTGGCATTTATTAATTATAGATATTAGATATTAATAAATCTGAACCTTAATTATTTATATAAAACTTTGTACATTTAAAATTTCAATTATATAACCTGAAATCACCAAAAGTGATTTTACGGATATAAATGTATTTTATTTGTCACAAAGTAACAGTTACCTATTTACATTCAAAGATGCCGACCCTCTGGGTCGGCGTTTAGAATGTATAAAGGTGTAAAAATAAAATTGAAAATAATTTAAACAATAAATTGGAGTTTATAATAGAATAAATAAGATGAGTAAAACTTTGAAAAATAATAATAGTGAAAGCTTAGAACTCGCAAATAAATACCAACAAAAAACCGATAAGCAACATATCCTAGATAATCCGGATACCTATATTGGTTCCGTTGAGAAGGTTGAAGCGGACTTGTGGATTTTAAGCTCTGCGACAAAAAGCGCAAATGAAATAGTTGCGACTAATGAAGCAAAAGATGATATTAAAATAGTTGAACGAAATATGACTTATATTCCCGGTCTTTTCAAGTTGTTTGATGAAGGCGTTGTAAATTGTCGTGATCACGTAATTCGTATGGATGCGGCGATTAAAGCTGGACATCCAAATTGTATTCCCGTGTCTTATATTGACATTTCAATTCAAGAAGATGGTACAATTGTTATGATTAACGACGGCAACGGAATTGATATCGCAGAACATCCTGAATACAAGGTTTACATTCCTGAGCTTATTTTCGGACATCTTAGAACTTCAACAAATTACAACAAAGACGAGAAGAAGATTGTTGGTGGTAAGAACGGGTTTGGTTTCAAATTGGTTCTTATCTGGTCTACATATGGACAAGTTGAAACAGTTGATCACGTTCGTGGTCTAAAGTATGTCCA